TGGTGATTGCCGTCCAAATACAATGTTGTATGGTACGGCTCCATACATGGCTGGTAAGGGCGCCCCTGCCAATTTCATTGACACAAGTGATCAACTCAGGCCTCAAACAACTTCACGTTTTAACAAGATTATCGTTCCCACATATGAACGTAATCTCTTTCCATTGTCGAACATGGAGTGTAAGACTCCACTTCGTACTATGACTTACGAACCTTCGAGTACACGTGCTGAAATCCAGAATGAACTTTTTGACCAAAGATACGCTAATAAAAATGTTAATAAGAAATAAGAATGGCTGATCCCATTTCGTTAGCAGCTGTCGCGGGATTGATTTTTGCTGGTCGCGCGTTGAGTAACAAAAGCGAACCTCCCAAAGTTGTTCAACGGAAACCAGAAGAACAACAAATCCTTCGAGAAAGAGAGCCGGAATTTGAAGAACCAATATTTGAATCACGTGTTGAAGTACCAAGAAAGGTAGAAGTCACGAGCTTTGCTGATATGGAGGTTCAGTCAAGAAGTGGTGGCCAAGAGTTATTGTCGATGCGTGACCGTATGTATGACCGAGGGGTGATGAACAACCTTTCACCCATTGAAAAGCAAATGGTTGGTCCAGGTTTGGGTGTTGGTGCGGATGTTGCAGCGGTTGGTGGTTATCAGCAAATGTTTAGAGTGAACCCAGTCAATGTTGGTGAATACAGACTCACAACACTTCCAGGCCGATCCGGGCCAGCTATGGATATTACCGGTGGTCGTTCAGCTGTTGTTGGTCAGTTGACACACAATATGCCAGAAAAGACTGCATTCCTTCCATCCCGCCTCCCAACGATGGCCGGTCGGGTTCAGGGTATGACTGGTGTTACCCCAAGAGCCAGTCACCAAAAGACTATGCGTACTACAAATCGATCGGAGACCGGTCTTCGAAATGATGGCCTTGGTTACAACGGCGCGAAGCGTTTCACATCAGCTTTGGCGGTTTCCCAAGATCCAACCCGATTCAAGAGTGACCGAAACGATCAACAGTACAACTACAACAATCAACCAGCACCAGGTATTCACAGCTTCCACGGCGGTTACACGAACAGTGTGGCTGTCCAAGTGTCTGCGAAGACCAACGAAGAATTGATGAAGTATGGATTCCGTCCAGAAGATCGCAGAGGTAAGGCGAATCGTATGGGTAACCCAGGAAGAATGAATGTTACCCAGACCAGGGGTCATCTCACAACGGTTCGGACTGATACTACGCGCATCGACGGTCGTGTGAACGCCGCCAACGGTGCATGGACACAACACTATCAACAAAAACCTTATCACCAATTCAACGCCTACAAGTGTAACGAAAATCCACACGCGGCGACGTTGGATTTGGCGAAGAAGCAACTCCACAACAACCCATTGGCACACAGCCTTTCTTAAATTAAATTTAACTTGATTAGACAAAAACAATCATTAAAATTATATGGACTAATTTTAATGAAGGTTCATACCCTTGACATAGATAGTAGCGAACGCGATACCTCTATATACCCACACGCAAATAACTATGTCGTAACTCTCAAAAATCCAATTTATGACATTTCAAAAATAAGCCTTCTATCTGCTCGTATTCCAACTCCACAACTTCTAATAAATAGTTTAAATAAGACTTTTAGTGTTGATGGAGTAAACATTACATTGGATGAAACAAACTATACAAATGGTACAGATCTCGCAACAGATTTAGACGTTAAACTGCAACCCCCCGAATCAAATGTTGATTCAGTTGTATTTGACACTGATACAAATTCACTCATTTTTTCAAACACAAGTGCCGGGGACAATAACTTTGTATTTGAATTCAACAGTGGAACAAATGGATACGCGAGTAATGTATCACCCTTGACAACCCCACATCAAGTTTTGGGATTTAGTTCAGGTGATGCTGTATCAACCAGTAACACATTATCATCCGGTGCCATCAATTTACAAGGTGTAAATTCGTTAATTCTGCGAATCAGTGCGGGGTCGGATGAATTCAACAAGTATGTATATTCGTCGACACCTTTTTACACAGGTCATATACTAATAAATGGAACGGATGTGATTAATTTTAGTCACGCCGATGATCCATTTACACATCAATTCCACACGGGTACACAAAAGTATGTTCGAGACATTAGAATTGAATTCTTCTATATGAGTCACGGAAGGCTCATTCCATACGATTTCAGAAATCAAGATCATATTTTGAAATTTGAAGTCGAATGTTCTACTGATAAACTCGAGGGTCTCCCCAAAGTTTCCCCTGATATTTTGAAACGATCTCTGCCTCCACCTATAAGCATTCCTGTAATTGAGAATCCTTATAGTAGGGGTAATTACCCGGCTATATTTGCCATCGTTTTTGTCGGAGTTATGCTTCTTTTAGTTATGAAACGAAAACCCAAACTTATTGCGTAATCGCATAGACTGGCTGAGCTGGTCGGCTCACGCGCTTGGAAATGCGAGAGATGGTGAGGTACACTGCGATGGAAAGGAGAGTAGTGAGGACCGCGACAAGGGTGTACTGAGCACCGCTGTTCTTTGGAACTCGGATAAGTTGCTGAAGAACCCAGCGGACGAGGTCGTTCCAGCTGAGGGCCGCGGCGAAGGAGAAGCCCGCAACAATCGCATTGAGGGATTGGGTCTCCAATTCTTGAGTCACGAGGTTGACAGTTTCAATCGCGTTTTCCATGATGAGGGTTTTATATATTACACTGGGAAAATTTATTCTGGTAACAATTCTTCTTCATAGATACGCTTGTACTTTTTTTTGCCGATGGTTTTTTTAGTCTGTGTAAACAACTGCTCGTCGTCTGAAGAATCTCCATCGGTACTGGTATCTGTGTCTTCGTCCCCTTGAACTTTAAATGACTTATATTCAGAAATCGTCCACCCCTCCGGCTCCAATGTACTCATTACTATTAATAGCATTTTTTAACATCTCTTCCACCGGGTTTTGTGGTTCCCATTCATCCCATCGGTCGTATGCGGCATTCACGCGTGTGAACGTTAGATCTTGTCCTGTGTATCGGGTGAATGGGGGGCATTCGTCTTCCGTAAGTTCTTCAATATCATCCTCATCGGATTCCTCCTCATCGTATATTTCTGGAACGATGGAACCGATACTTTCTCCCACAGTGTGCATGACACAAAACTTAACGGCATATTCCATATCTTCCGCTGTCACAGCTGTGCGACCACACGCTTTACAATATTGACACGCAATGATTAAACTCTTTTCAATCACTGGTGTGACGATGCCAATGAGCGCATTACTTTGAGCGTTTTCGTATTCTCCTGACGATTCACCGAATCCTGTTTTCATCATCTTTATTATTACGAATTAAAAAGTGTTTGAGCAATTCCCCCGTGTACACGAAGGATATTATACGTTAACGCGTAAACACGAAGTTGTCTTGTATAAGAGATGCAAGGTGTCATACTTAGGTTGAGGATTTGCTCTTTCACGAGACTGAAATTAACCTGCCCCGTGGGATACCACTTTTCTGGTTCACACGCAAAACTATATGAGTAAAATCTACGAATGAGTTGTGTTTTTGAATGATGAATTGCACCCTGAACGGCTTTCAAAAATATAACATTTCCAGTTTCATCTGTGATTATTGGCTCACCATCCAAGTCTAGTGTGAGATAGTTCAAGTTTTCGTACAGTACCAATTTGTTATTCGAGACCGATAATGTATTATCATAATCGAATGGCGAAGCACCTTGTAGTTGAATCACGAAATACAATTCCTTCACTGGATTTATAAAACTTAATCTGAATTTACCCGTAGAAACATTTTCCGGAATGTCAAATGTATTTTGTTGAATTTGTGTAATTGTGTAATCATGCTTTGAAGTTTTAATCTTTACACGTTCACATATGTCTACAAAAACGATCTCACTGCATAATTGGAAATCTGTTATTTTTGGTGTGTATGTAAGATTTTTGTATGTTCCATCCGATGTATCAATAATAAGATTTGTGTAGTCTCTCAATTTAATCTCAACTTCAACTTCCTGTTTCGTGATGGCACAAAGAGGTATGGCAAGTTTGGGGTTATTGTAAAAATAGAATGGTAAATCTATAAAGTAGTCTTGTTCAGTTGTGGCTTTACCAAGGAAACCTATAATAGTTGGGTCAGAAACTCGAACCGCTGATGTTCTCAACGAATATTTTCCAATTAATTTTTCAAGAGCCTTTTGTTTTGTTTGTGTAAAGTTGTGTTCTGAATATATTTGTAAATAATCACTTGTGATTCTCTGAATAACTTCACCACCCACGATGATATCAGCATATTCTATGAGGGCGTGACCAATGTATTCAATGTAACCAATATTATATGGTGATGTCAAAGCTGGTAACTTGACTTTAACACTCAATGTTTTAAGAAGGTCACCCTGATCTTGGGGAATCGTAAACTTTACTTTTGTTCCAAAGTCGGCTTCATTCTCTGGTTTCATGTAAACATATTCTGTTGAATAGTTTGAATGCCTCTTAAAACTTTGGAGAAAATGTGTATAGTCTGGGTCGAGTGTAAAGAACCTGTCTTGAGGTCCAAATGTTTCGAGCTGAACACGACCAGCCATTACTAATATAACAATCTAAAATTTTAAACCAGCTAATCCACTTTCAAAACGAAGAATATTGTAGTTCACCGCATAGACGCGTACATCGTTCGCATATGTTAAGTTGGATGGTTCTATTTCTATTGTGAATAATTTGTGAGCTATGCGACTCATATTTACTTGCCCAGTTGGATAATGAACTTCCGGGTGTAACGAAAAACTATACATTCCAAAATCAGATTTGAGAGTGAATAAACCCAATAATGGTGCAAGTGTACGAAGAACCAACGGTGAATTTGTGTGATGCTTTAACGCCTGTTCATACACAAGGAATTTTGTATCGTTGTCAAATACAACTTGATTGTTAAAACGTAATTCGACATTCTTTATGGTTGTATACGCATTTGGTGCATTAGCTGTAATAGTAAAGCTGTCCGGTGTACACGCAAAAAATAACTCTCTGACGGGGTGTTTAAAATTTAACATGACACCCTTTTTTGTCTCACCCGCTTTCATCTTAAATTGTGACATCTGAAGTTGTGTGATAGCATACTCAATTGGTCTGGACATTAAAAAGTTCCTCTCTTCGTCGGCAACGTATATAAATTCAGCGTCTAGAGAAATCTTTCTTATTGATGCACTTACATTCGATGGTGCGCCATAAAATATTAATTTGGATAGAGGCGTCGTTTTAATTCTTACTTCAACGCTTTGTTTTGTAAGGGCGCAGGTTGGTATGGATAAAGATGGATTTCTAAAAAAATAGAATGGAAGATCCAAGTAGTATGTATAGTCTCCAGTATACGTTAAAAAGTTACCATGCCCATTTAAAAAATACAGTGTTTGTGTCGTATCATCGTTATTGTTGTGTAGTTGCTGGTGAATATAGATATACTCGCCTGTAATTTTTTCAATAACTTGACCACCAATTACCAATTCAGCGTACTCTATGAGATTTGCGACGATAGATGGATTCCAATATACATCGTTAATTCCAGGTGTATCCGGCTTTGGATCACTCAGTGTAACTTTCAAGTTCATATTCTTTATGAGATCACCCTTGTCACTTGGTACACGAGCTGTTATAATTTCATCAAAGTCTATGTTACCATCAAATTGATTCTCGAAATAATCAATCGCAAACTTTGTATGTCTTTTAAAATTCATCAGGAAATATGAAAATTGTGGATCGCCTGTGAGCCATTGATCCTGAACTCCAGTGGCCGCAAGTCTTAAACGACCTGACATTCCTACTTTATGTGAGTAAAATTTTGTTAAATAAAACGGTACGCTAAAGTAGAATGAATCTTCAATTGAAGAAATTCAAACCCGAAACAATGGGCGATGATCGGGTATGTGTTTTTATTGGAAAGCGTAATACTGGTAAGTCTACGTTAGTCAAAGACATCATGTATTATAAAAAACACCTCCCAGCAGGCATTGTTTTATCAGGGACGGAAGAAGGTAACCATTTTTATTCAGAATTTATTCCAGACCTCTTCGTCTATGGAGACTACGACCGAGATGCCATAGAAAGAGTCATGTCAAGACAGCGTAAACTCGTGGGTGCGGGTAAAACCAATTGTGGTGCTTTTATGCTTCTTGATGATTGTATGTACGATTCAAAGTTTCTGAAAGATACGTGTATTAGACAGTGTTTTATGAATGGACGACACTGGAAAATCTTCTTCATGCTCACGATGCAATATGTCATGGATTTACCACCAGCACTTCGTGCAAATGTAGATTATGTATTCATTCTCCGTGAAAATATTATACAAAATAGAGAAAAACTTTATAAATCTTTCTTCGGTATCTTCCCATCATTTGATATGTTTTGCAAGGTGATGGATGCATGTACAGAAAACTATGAGTGTCTCGTATTGGATAATACCGTTAAATCCAATAAAATACAGGATTGTGTATATTGGTATAAAGCAACAGTCAGAAAAAACTTTAGGGTTGGAAGTCCCGATCTGTGGAGACTTCACCAGAAGATGTATAATCCCAAACACATGCAACATCGAGAAGATGATGCAAAAAAAGCCACAAAAAAGACAAATTTAAAAATTACTAAGACAAAGTAGCAGGCCGCGTTACTCAGATGTTTCAAAAACATATGAATATACTAAATGGCTACCAACGTAAATACCATGAATCTTTCAGACAATGGAGATGGGATGGTTCCATTGAATGATAATAGATCTACCGTGTTTATTGATAATAGAGCGTCACAAGAACAGGAAAAAAATGTGGGACAAAATAAACAGACAATGGACTCTACTCCAATTAATGACATTATGATGGATCCCCCAATGATGATGGAAGAGCCAAGAATGCAAGGTGTGATGCCACAAATGACAGCACCAAACCCCCAGGGTGCTTTCATGGCGCAGCAGCAAGCTGAGAAGGCACCAGAGAGCAAGAACCCAATGAACCTCACCGATGATCAACTCATCGCCCTCGTTGCGGGTGTTGCGGCTGCCGTCGCGGTGTCGAAGCCGGTTCAAGACAAACTTGTCACCTCCGTTCCCAAGTTCCTCAACGAACAAGGTGCGCGAAGCATGGTTGGTTTGGCGTCAACTGGTTTGGTTGCGGCAATTGTCTTCTACTTCGGGAAGACTTACATTGTGAAACCCTGATTTGATTCCCAACCCATATTTGAATAGATTGAATTATCAATACCTGAATAATAGGTAATCAACGCTCCAACAGTAAAAGCTGTCATGAGCAAGGCACTCAATTTAAGTGTCTTGCTTCTGTCACTCCCGTACTCTTTTACCGCGTCTTTCGTATCACCCCACAACTTGTTCATGAGAAAAGTTATCACGAACGCGATGACCGTCGTCGAAAATACAAACAAACGATCAACAGCCAAGCGTGGCACACTTCCCACAATATGTCTAAAGATGTTTGGTATCACCAATGTGAGAATGATCAAATTCCCATAATAGTTGTTACTGATGTGTGGTATGATTGTTATCCCATATATGGCGATGTAGTATAAGATAACCGTCAGTAAGACACTGAGAGGGGTTTTCATTTAATATATGTAAAGAAGATTATTTATCCTGTATTTTCTGACCACAGAAAGCCTTTCTATCTGGAATTTTTTCGTATATTCCAATCTCAATACACATATCTCGGAGTTCTGCATAATTGTCCCAAAAACCCTGGGAGTGAGAATACTCATCAACTGTGCAGTGTGCGAGTTCGTGAATAAGAACGTGGAACATCTCATTTGATGTTCCGTCGACACATATGGCTATTTCTTGTCCTTTATTCGTATTGTAACCAATGGTGCCGCGCATACCACGAATTCCGGTTATTGGAATACAACGCGTCAACATTTTATACTTTTGATTTTCAGTATTCACGAGATGTGTTCGAAGAGTCGTGTACTTTTCTTTGACCTCGGTGAGTTCCTGGGGTTCGCGTGTTCGTTGAAGAATCCATAAATTTATGAGCAACAATACAATGAATGCGATCATCTCTTATATACAAAGATAAATTTGCTATAGAATTCGGAGATTGGATTTCCCTCGAGACCCTCCCACATCTCAAGTCTGAAGCCAATCTCTTCTAGATGTGTTACCAGGAGATCCTTATAAGCTATGGGTTCAGATCTCACACCATCCGCGTAGAATGGTGTGTCTGCTAAATTCACAAATAATTTTTCACCATAACGACCCATACACTTAGTCTTAGTTAAAAAGAAATTTCCCAAATCATCGTTATAAGGTGTTCGAAATATAATCTTTTCTGAATCTGGAATAATCCCTATGAGACGTCCACCGGGTTTCATTCTCTTCTTGATTTCCCTAATTGAACTAAAAAATGTATCCTTTGATTCAAAAATATAATGAAGTGAAAAATTATAACACACAATGTCAAACTTTCTATTCGGGCAGTTGTGTATGTCCCCCTCGTAAAAATTTACTCGCATTCTCATGTTTTTTGCGCGACTTCTGGCTTCTACGAGGGCCGATGGCTCCGGGTCACACATACTCATGTTTGCACCACACCTGTGCCACTTTTGAAGATCACCACCAAAACCACAGCCAACGTCAAGTATCTGATTTCCTTCTTGAGTGACAGACTGTATCAGGTTTCGCTTGGCATCATTGTGGGTTCGACGGATCTCTTCCATGATTTACATTAGAACAATTCTTTTAAGGTAACTTAAGTTGTATATCTTCAATTTCAACCGTAGATGAAGGAAGCCAATTGAATAAGTAATAGTATACATGACCACTTCCCTCTATAAATTTTAATTTTTCCAAATGAGAACGTTTCTGCCCCGCATCAAGTGTATTGAATACATCGTATCCTAAATTTTTTGCGATTAAAAAGGCGTCGTTGTATACATCACCAACCATGTAAAACGCATACGCTTGACGTACTTCATCTGAGTCATCAACTCGCTTGTATGGAATATCATAAAATGAAATGAATTCGTCCGTGTCATCATTAACGTATGCATTCACTGGTAGAATCCAATATCTGACCCATTCCTTATCAATGACCGGAGCCAACTTGAATTCATCAAAATACTTTTTCAGTATAGATGTAACTTTTGGAACATCTTTAGAAGTCATCTTTCTAAATCGCGACGTTCCACGTAGTTCAAAGTATTTTTCCCTCAAACGATTTGTTTGGTAAAACCCGGTTTTAACGAGTCTCTTTACATCGAGGAATCGATGCCAATATGATGATTTAGTGATTGGTGTTGGAATTTTTGTTACAGCCGTATAAACGGCATGCCATATACCATTTACATTCGCAATTCGTTTAATTTCACTAATTAGAATTGGTGCAAAACCATGAGATCTGTGGGATGGGTGTACACATAGAAAGTTGATTTGAACCATTTTCAAATTCTTGTCACACACACGTACATTTTGGGGAATACTCGAAATATACCCAATAAGTTCACCAGTCTCACACACACGAATTCCTATATATTTATATCCCGGAAATTCTACCGCCCATTTGAGTGTTCCCAGAGAATAATGGAGATTGAAGGTCTCATCAGACACGTAATGATCTTTAAGAAGTCTGTGTGCTTCATCGAGTGATGGTTCATCCCATTCAAAACCAATGGGGAGTGTAGTGGGGTTTGTATCTAATTTTTGATCCTTTTCGATATTACACCCCATATCATATGTAACTCCAGCTTGGGGTACAGGTTGTTTATCCCAAAAGGTTCTCATTATTTAAAATAGAACTGAACCTTTTAAGTTAGCTTAAAGTTTTAGAGTCTAATATGGGTATAATACCATGTCTCTCGAACAAGATTACACCACTGTTCCCGGTCAATTATTTGCTTGCCTCTCGGTCGTTGGCCCAGAGGCACCACAAAAGAATGATCAATTTGGAATCAAGATTCGTGGGGCATTCGCAACTCGTGACGAAGCTGCGAATCACGCGAAGCGTCTTCAGAAGGAAGATGCAACATTCGACATTTATGTCGTTGACATGTACAAGTGGTTGCTGATCCCACCAGATCCGACAAAGATTGAAGACGTCCACTACACGAATGAGAAATTGGAGGAAATCATGAGTGGATACAAGGAGAATCAAGCACAAGCCGCGCGCATGTTCCAAGAAAGAAAGACCACCATGATGGCAGCCAAGGACTACATCTCCCCCGGTGACGAAAACTCCAAGTTTTACACCAAACCAGATGAGCCACCAATTCCCCACCCAGCGGAGGTTTTGGAACGTCTTCAAAAGGAAAAGCCTGACAGTCCAATGGAAGATCTCGTCAAGGAAGCTGACGCTCTCGTGGCGGCGGAGATTGAGGGACGTCACAAGTTGCGCGAATCGGAGATTGAGGCTGAGTCGTCGACCGAGGCTAAGATCGAAGAGTCAAAGGAGGAGGGCGAGCCAGAAGTTTCATCCGCGTAAATAAAAAATATAATATAATTCTAAAACAAAATGTTTAAGATAATCATAACAGTGATATTAACTTCAGCGTTCTTTATTTTGTTTTTTACTTCCCAAACAAAAAACAAAAAAAGGGAAAAGGAGAAGAGACCTGTCGAAAAACCCAGTACAACAAAGGGATTTATCGAAGATACATATCGTGGTCCTATCACGGATCGCTTTATACCACCTAAATATGGAGATATTGGAACATTTGTTGGTAATACAAGTCTTCCAAACTTTGGATTTCCATACGCCTAAATAAAAAGTCATCTGATTTTGGGATTCTTAACTATATCTGAGTATCACGGGTTGCATAGTTTTACCCATGAAAAAACCAAGTAGAAACACTGCGAATGCGATGATCCATGTAGATTTATCAACACTTGATAATATATCGAACTTTTCTTGATGAGCCATTTGATCTGGATACATCATTTGTTGTTGTTGAGGTTCATAATAATATTGTGGTTCGACTTGTTGTGGTTGCTGTAAGTCGTGATCCTCACTCTTATCGTCTTTTATATTGTCGATTGTTGGATCATATTCAATTGGATTTCCAATATCGGTTTCCATTTTAAATATAGAAAGTGATTTTTTTAAGTCTATTCTTCCTCACTTTCTTCATCCTCATCGTCGACCACAAAACCATCCAAATCCCCACCATCGTCGTCGTCATCGTCATCGTCGTCGTCGGAATAGAGTTCCTCATCCGTATCCAAGTCTGAATCAAAATCCGTATCATGCTCATCTTCTGCATAATCATCCTCAAATTTGGTTTCTTCGGGTTTATACAACGCTGGTTTCTTTATCTGACGCCCAGATTTTGTTCGTGTTTCTACCATTTTTATATAAATAAAGACTTCTGTTTAAGTATCTTTTCGTGAATTTCATCTCTAACGTCGAGGTCGGCGTATAGGGCGAGTTCTTCGATGTAATCCAAGTCTTTCGTTGATAAGTATTGTTTATACAGTTCTGGTTGAATACCTGAATATTCATAAAATGCGTCTGGTTCTGGAAGTTTAATTACATTTTCAACGTCACCAACTAAAGATGCTATAAGGTAAATAGAGGCTCCAACCAGAATGAGTGCCATTCTTCTAATGTTCTGGTTTATTTTTTTTGAGCTGGATACAGAATGGAAATAACACTTGAACTTAGTTTGTGAACTCTAGAATTTTGTTTCGTACACACGGGACACTTTTGTGATATAGTTTTATTCTTAATTACGTAGGACATTGTCTGTTCCCCGTGTACACCTCTGAAGGTTTCACAATAGTTTGATGTTGTGAGAGCGACGAACTCGTTTTTTTGTTTGGAAATAGTCACGACACGGATATCCTCTGGACATTTCATACACCTTCGCATGTAAGATTCTAAATGTGGTTTTACATCCGATTGTTTGACTTTAGGCTTTTCTTCAAACTTTTTAATTTCTGGACACTTCTTGATGTCCTCCTTTTTGGGATACAATCGTTCAATTACTTTAGGGGGGAGTATGTGTTTTCTTCCATAAAAATCTTTACAAAAGCCATCCCTTCGACCGCGAATCGTCTCACACCTACAAAAGCACTTTTGAGCAATGACACGTCCACTTATATGAAACCACACATGATTGGAATTGTGGGATCTTTTGAGGTTTTCACAATATTTAGAATTCGTAGCGACTAAATACGTGTCCTTGTGTTTGAAGAGACTCTTAATGATTGACCCATTCTGTCCTTCCATATTTTTCTGAACAAAGTCTTCGATGAGTCCTCTGACTTCATCGTCGTGGAGTTCATCTTTTGTCTGCGCATCCGTAAACGAACCCTCCTTGATCACAGATGAGGGTGGTTCTATAGTTATGTGCTGTGGTTCATTCGTTCGAATTGAAGACATTTTGAGATATTCGATATTTGGTTGTTGGTCAACTCTCGTAAGTTTACTCAATGGTCCATGATTATATAGAAATACGGGAAGATATGC